ATTGGAGGTGATTTTGCTTCAGGCTCAGTAACAATTAACAATATACTAACACTTGCACCTAGAGCAACAACACCAGCTTCTCCAATAGAAGGAATGATAATAGCATCAGGATCAGCAGGATCTAGCGTATTATACTACTACAACGGAACATCTTGGAATGCACTATTCTAATAAAACAAAATAAAAATGTGGTTATATCAAAATAAAGAAATTAAAGAACTAGAAGATATGCCCGGAGACAACTTCGGGTTTATCTATGAAGTAACACATCTACCAACCGGTAGAAAGTACTTAGGAAAGAAACAACTTATTTCTGTTACAAAAAAAGCTTTAGGTAAAAAAGAATTAGCTTTAATAACAGATAAAAGAGCTAGTAAATCTAAAATAGTTAGAAAAGAATCTGATTGGAAAACCTATTACGGTTCCCACTTAGAAATAAAAGGCTTAATAAAAGAAGGAAAACAGTCGGAATTCTCAAGAGAAATTCTTATCTTTACTCCAAATAAAAAGTTACATACATACTATGAGAACAAATTCCTATTTATAAAAGGAGTAATAGAACCAGATTCCAACTATATAAATGATAATATAGAAGGGAGATATTTTAGAAAAGATTTCTTATGATAAAATTACAAGAAGTAGTAGGATTACCGAACCTACAGTACCACTTAGACAACAAGCTGACACTATCTGAATGTGTCTACCGCTATTCCTCTAATTCGTTTATACAATTGTTTGCTGAAGCAAGACAAGCCTTTAGAGACGGTAAAATTGTATTAAGTGAACAAGATATTCAACTACTAGAATTAACAGATATTGGACAATACGGAATGTATGAAGGACAAAAAGTACCTTTAGATCTTCCAATGGTCGATGAAGAACTTGATGAAGGAGAATACAGAGGTAAAGATGTTCCTTTAAATAAACCAAAAAGAGGCGGTTCTAAAAAATTCTACGTTTATACTAAGAATAAAAAAGGAAACGTAGTAAAAGTATCTTTTGGAGGTACAACAGGATTGAATGTTAAAATAGATGAGCCAGGAGCTAGATCTTCTTTCGCCGCTAGACATAAATGTGCTACTAAAAAAGATAAAACAAAACCAGGATACTGGGCTTGTAATATCGGAAGATATTGGAAATCTTTAGGAGGAAGTAGAAACTTTAGTGGATACTGGTAATATGAGACCTTATTTTCAATTAGAGACATCAGAGTATCTTTATAGAAAATTTACACAAGATATCTCAGACGAAGAATTAGTATGGCATAGAGATGAGAATGATAGAGAGGTAGAGATATTAGAATCTACCGATTGGATGTTTCAATTCGATAATGAATTACCGCAAGTATTAAAAGATAAAGTTTTTATACCAAAAGAGGTCTACCATAGGCTTATAAAAGGAACAGGAACGTTAAATGTAAGAATAAAAGAATACTAATGATACAGGATATAATAGCAGGCATAATCGTATTAGGTGCTTTTGCAATTCTATTAAATACTTTACTATTTATAATTAAACCTAAAAAGGAGTAATACTAATTATAAAATTCTAATGGACGGAGGAGACATAGCGTATTATTGGATAGCAGCGGTTGTTACCTTAGCATTGTATTTAATTGTAGAGGAATATAAAAAAAAATAATTAATGAAAAGATCACAACTAGTAAAGTTAATAAAAGAAGAAATTAACATACAGGATAACGGACCAGAAGAAGCACAGTTTGATACAGAGTTAATGTCAACTGCTAACGGTATTGCAGCAGCTATAGGTACAGAATTAAAGAATAAAAAACAACAGAACGAAGGTCAGTTAGATGAAGCAATTGTAGCAACTGTAATTGTAGGAGTTTTAACAGGAAATGCACTTATAGGGTTTATTTCTAAAATGGCTGCTAGACTGTTAAAGAAACTTAACTGGAAAAAAGGAGAAGACTTTGCAGAAAAAATACACCACTGGGCACATGATAATGAAAAAGCTTTTCAATCTCCAATTAAAAGAGTGTTAGGGTTTTTTATAAAAGATCCAAATACATTAGAAACAACAACTAAAGCTATCTATGCAATTGTTATTGCAAGTATGGCAGCAGGATATGGAGCAGAAGCAGTAAGCGGATTATCAAAAGCAGATTGGTTTCAAGGAGCATTATCTTCTTTAAAAACAGTAGCCAAAGCAGATGAAGCAATACTAAATGCATACCCAGCAATTAAATCAATACTATAAAACATATATAATGAAAAAATCTGAATTAAAAAGAATTATTCAAGAAGAATTAAAAGGGTATTCAAAGTATGCTCCAGAAGGAGAAACTAAAGGAGGTACTACAGATGACTTTAGAAACATCTTAACAACAATTGCTAAAAGTGTTCCTAAAGAAGATTCAGAAGAGAAAACTGTTTCTGAAAATTCAATAAACTTTAATGAAGAAGAGATTAAAGCACAATTTCCTGATCTAGATCTTAGCTACGGTTTTAAAGGAGAAAATATGCATGAAATTAGATCAATAAGAAAACGAAATCTAACAAAAGAGGAGTTTGAAAGTATAATTTCATTTTTAGAAGATAGAGGATATACTGTTTTGCGTAATAAATCTACTATGGATCTTGATGATGATGGTGACAGGTGGTACTACCCTTCTATCATATTTACAGCACCTACTGAAGCTTAAAAAACGGTGATTAGTATTTATAAGATATTAAAAGAGGTAATTACGCCCTCTCAAGAGTACCAAGAACTTGTTAACAATATTGTTGATGAAGGAGGAGAGTATTTAGGAGAAGGAGATTATGGAGCAGTATTCTTAGTAGGAAATAAAGTAAAAAAAGTAACTACTGATTCAGAAGAATTGGAAGATGCACAACAAATAAAAGGACAAAAAACTAAATACTTTGTATACATATACGATGTAGAAGTTAGAAATCCAAAACTAGGAATCATCACAATGGATAATCTAGAACCTTTTACAGGGTCTGAGAAAGATGTTCCAATTGATGATATAATGGAAGAAGCAGAAATGCTAGGAATATATCCGGACTTAGAAGGACCAGGAGGTTCAATTAAAATGGATAACCTAATGCAAGATAGGTATTACGGTAATATAAAGGTAATAGACGTATAAAATAATTAAAGAAAGGCTTGTTTATTCAAGTCTTTTTTCGTATCTTAAGATGTCAATCGGTTATGTACATATATGAGTAGTAATATATTATTAGGTTTTATAGAGAACGTTTTAGGAAAATCCCACAAAAGAGCTAGGGAGAACTATGCCTTTACCTGTCCAAAATGTAATCATCATAAGCCAAAGCTGGAAGTAAACCTGTATACTAATGAAAAAGGTGAGAATCCTTTCGAATGCTGGGTATGTGGCTTTAAAGGGCGTACAATTAAGTCTTTACTTAAACAACTACAAGTACCTGCCGAACAAGCGTATGAAATACTTAAATACGTAAGAAAAGGTGATGAAATAGGGTATGCACCTACATCTTCCGTAGAACTTCCTAAAGAGTTTCAAGCTCTGTATACAGCATCAACCACATCTATTATAGCAAATAAAGTAAGGAAATACCTCTATAAAAGAGGATTTACCGATAGAGACTTCTTAAAATACAACATAGGTTACTGTACTTCAGGAGAATACACAGGAAGAGTGATTGTTCCGTCATATAACGAGAACAACCAGTTAAACTTCTTTGTAGGTAGGACATTCGAAGATGCTTACCATAAATACAGAAATCCAGAGTGCTCTAAGGATATAATAGGGTTTGAGAACCTAATCAATTGGTCACAACCTATAATCCTGGTAGAAGGGGTATTTGATGCAATAGCAGTAAAAAGAAACGCAGTACCAATACTCGGTAAGTCTTTATCAAAATCTTTGATAAAAAAGATAGTATCAAGTCAGGTAGAAGATATATACGTAGCCCTAGACAGGGATGCATTTAAAAAAGCACTCTCATACACAGAACAGTTTCTGAATATGGGAAAGAAAGTATATCTAGTAGATATGCAAGATAAGGATCCAAGCGATATGGGCTTTGCAAGCTTCACTCGTTATGTACAACAGGCAGAGGAAATGGACTTCGGAAAGTTACTCCGCTACAAACTATCATAATATGATACAAAAAGGACAGAATGTTTTGTCAGAACATGCTAAGAAGAGGTTAGATTTTAAACCTGAACTTAAGCAAATTAACTTCCTTGATAGGAGGGTTTATCAACGATCAGAAGGAGTATACTATCCTTCAGTTACTTCAATCTTACAGTACATGCCAAAGAATAAGTTCTTTGAAAGCTGGTTGAAAGATGTAGGACACAATTCAGACATTATAATGAGAAGAGCCGGAGATGAAGGTACTCAAACTCATAATGCAATTGAAGAGCTATTAGAAGGTAAAGAACTTACCTGGATGGATGATTACGGTAATGCCCGTTACAATGAATTGGTATGGGGAATGATTATGAAGTTTAAAGAGTTCTGGGATGTAGCAAAACCCGTACTACTCTTTACAGAAGAGTTTACCTACTCAGATACTCACAAGTATGCCGGAACTGCCGATATAGTTGTATCGATGAATGGAGAGAATTGGCTTATTGACTTTAAGACATCAAATCATTTACATAAATCATATGACTTACAACTAGCAGCTTATGCTAAATCAATCGAAGAAACAAAAGGTATTAAAATTGATAGAACAGCTATTCTTTGGTTGAAAGCATCAACTCGAGGAGCTGATAAAGCCGGGAAGAAGTTACAAGGTAAAGGATGGGAGTTAAAAGTG